AATCATGCATCATTTGTAGAGTTAACTGAAAATTTAGTTTTCGGAACAGGAGCAGTATCTATAGACCCATTTGGTATGATGGGATTTTTTGGAATTTAAATTTAAAAATATATGGCATACATTCAACCAATTACTTTCCCCTTCAAAGGTGATGCAGTTAAATTAATCGTTAGAGTTAATTCTTTTGATACACAAGTGGATACAACCTCATTGAGTTGGTCTTTACAAACTGCTGAAGGCTTCGAATGCTTAAGTGGATTATACAATATGACAATTGACGAGTTTACAGATTGGGGGCAAGACAATTCTTATCTTGATAATTTAGTCGCTGCAAGTATACCTGTTATTATTGTTTAGTTTATATTTGTATCAAATTTTAAATATGAAGTACAAAGAATTAGTAAATGTAATGAATGCCATTCTTGTTAATCTTGGCAATCAAGAAACCATTGGTCAGAAAAAACTTTTTAAGATTTATGAAAAGTTAAAAGTCTACCTTGATGAGTACAAAGAAAAGTTAGAAGAGATAAAATTAAACCATGCAAGTGTTGATGAGAAGAATTTATTAATCAAAGATGATAAAGGTGAGTATAAATATACTAAGGAAGATATGAAGAAGATGATTAATAATTTTAATGTAGTAGCAGCAGAAGATTTTGATTACCAAAAAATCAATATTGTAAACATTAAAGGGTTAGAGGAATACAATTTTTTAGATGGTTGGGTAACAGGAATTGAGTTTAAAAGTGATGTTGAATTGTAAATAAAAAAGGCACGACAATCGGCAATATTTTAGGGGGCATTTTGCCCCTTTTTTTATGCATAAAAACAGGTAGTATATATATATTATTTGATATATCCTAATAATTTATCAACTTTTTAAAGCATTGATTTTCAATGTTTTATGCTTTTTGCAACATAATTGCAATAAAATTTTAACATATTATAACCCATTGATTATCAATAGAGTGTAAACTATTTTTAAACTTATATATATATATGTATTGGTATATTATTTAATTAATTAAATTGGTAATAGTTCTTTGATAGTCAGTTGGCAGTAGCGGATAACATCCCCAATCAGTTGTAATAACTCAGTATAAGGATGGTAACAAAAGCGAAGCAATTGACAACGCTCATCATTCACACCTAAAAGGGAATATAGGTGGTTAATGCATTTGATGGGCAGCAACAGGTAACAACATAGTTAGCAGAGATGTTTACGATGAACCTACACAGGGAGAGATTCAATGTCAAGGGAGCACCAAGCAAATAGAATCGCCAAAAGGTCAAAAGCCAAACACGCAATAAGCAAAGGTGGTGTAGGATAAACAATTTAGTCGTAAAGCCAAATTCAATAGACGTAATGAATGAGGCATGATGTTGCGAAGGTTAGTAAATGGTAATCCTTAATTGGAAGTTTACAGAACAACGACAATGTGCAGCAGGCTGCCTAAATGTCCAAGTCATTTCATTGTCGCTTATTATTTAACAAACAAAAACCAAACAACATGAATTTAGTAACAGCAATTAACAAGAAACATCAGTCAGCAGTTAACAGAGCAGTTAAAGCATTAGTTCGTTACAATGTATTAAATGATTTAAGAGACAAGGCATCAGATAGTGAAGGTGAAGATTCAAGAGAATTTAATATGAGAGACAGACAATGTGCTGCTGCCTATGATAAGTATCTTGATATTATCGACTTACTCCCTAAAAGAGAAGTAACAAAACTTGAGAATCAAATTTTTGAATGCTGCTAATTAATTTTTTAATCAAATAAAATAAAACAAAATGGAAAGTTGCACAAGAACAGAATTAGTTAACCTCCTTGCTATGAATGAATCTGCTCATGTATTTATTTATGTTTCAGATGTAAGTACTTATTGTCAAGTAGTCCTTTCATATTTTATTAGGAAGGTTGCAGAGTGCAATGTTGCTTATTGGGAATATGAAATTAGTAACACAGGAAAGTATATTTTTATCAGTGCAATTAAATAACAAATTAAAGCAAAACAAAATGGAAACGAAATTCAAAAAGTACAAAAAAAATCTTTGTGCAGTTCAGCACATGGGTAACACTTATGTAAAAAGTAATGATACATTAGTTGCAAGAGTTGATTACTGCAATAAAGAATTAATACAACTTGGATATTGGTCAGTAACTACACAGAAGCATATTAATTATGCAGCATCTGTTTGGGGTCTCAAACTTATAAAATCAAAATAATGAACTACATAAATAAACTACAAAAAGAAAATCTTGCATTGCAATTAGAAATTGAATTGATAGAGTTTGAAATACTACAAGCAATTCGTTATTACAACCTTGATAAATTTCAAGGTGTCAATAATGATTATGCTTATGTAAGTACAGATGTATTACCAAGACTAATGAAAATTTTAAATCAAGTTAAATCAACTAAATAAAACAAAATGAAACACAACATGAAAGCAATTAAAGAATTGAGTAAAGAGTTAACACCCGATGAGTTTTTTAATTTAATGGTTATTTCAACTACACAAGAAAACAGAGAGTATCATACGGCAAGAATGTTTATGGGTGGTAAAGAATTTCTCATAGGTGCTTTTGCATTTGATGAGACAAATCAAGGTTGGCATTATTGGTATAATATTTATGAAAGATTAAAAAAATAAATTAACAGGGGAGCAGCATCCTATCAACTGCAAATTTTTAAAACAAATAAAAAAAAACAAAATGAAAGAGCAAGTAAAAAACATCATGTACATTATCGCATCTCAAGTTAACAATCAAGTAAGTGAATCAACAGGTAGTTTATTTACCAAAGAAGATGTCCGATTAATTATTGGTAAGATAGTTGAAGAGATAACATTAAAGGTTGATGAATTGCAAGTTGAAGAGAGTGAAGGTAAGTATACAAAAGAGCAAATAGCAAATGCAATTTCAAGTATTGACACAGATGATATTGTGGATGTTGATTATGATTCTGCAGACCTTGAGATGAATTATGATAGACAAGTAAGTGTAAGAAGTATTGATTATAGCGTTGACACTAATCAAATTGAGTACCAAATTTTTGAAGCATTAAATAACCTTAAATAAAAAACAAAATGAAAGAGCAATTAATTAAATTCTATTTAGAAAATGAAAAGACAATTTTAGTAATCTTATTGTTAGTCCTTGCAGCAATAATAGGACAGGTACAAGAGAGTACACCCGAAATGAGATAAGCAATTAATAACAATTTAAATTTTAAATAATGCAACACGATGAATTTAAAGCAACTATGAATATGTCTTTTATGATTGGTTATTACCAAGGATTACTAAAAGGTATACTTGAAGAAATCAAAGACGGCAATACTGATTATGTAATGGGTGAGTTTATGACTAACAGGATTGAGAAAACTTTATTCACCTGCGATAGAATATGGAAAGAGCGTTATTTTAAAAAGCATGATGAGGTGCTTGCAGAAATAGATTCAGAAAAAATTAAATAATAAACAAAGGGGAGCAGCATCCTATCAACTGCATTTTTAAATCAATTAAATTAAAACAAAATGAAGTACAATTCAAGAAAGCCTTTGAGCCAAGACAATGTTTACACAGATGTAGTATTGAAGCCAACACAAGAGATAACAGGTATGCCTTCAACATCAAGGTTAGCAAATGCAGTTATCAGTAATGGCAAGTTAGTAAATGTAGTATCAGACAGGTATGCATTAATTGAGAATCAGCAGTTGTATACTGCAGTAGAAGAAAAACTAATTAATGCTGATGTTGAATATAAAACATCTTCCTACAATAAGAATGACTGCTCATTTGCAGTTGATTATATTCTTGACAATGGTACTCAGCGAATAGGTGATAAGGATATAATACAACCTTTGTTCCGCTTTACTAATTCATACGATGGTACTTGTAAGACACATGGCTCGTTTGGTTTGTTTAGACAAGTGTGCAGTAATGGTTTGCATATTGCAGTTAGTGAAATTGAATTCAACTTTAAGCATACTAAAAATAATGCAGCAGTTATGATGCCGAGGATTGATGAATTGATTAAGCATTATCTTGAAACTGAGTATTATGAATTAAATAAAAAGATAAATCGTTTATCTGAAGTAGTAATAGACCCTGTAATGTTTACAAAGGATTTATGCGAAAGGAGTAAATTGTTTTCTTATGAAAAGAATAAACGTAATACAGAGGTAAGTGATTATGCTAATCATGTTATCCATACTATATTTTCTGAATCAGCAATACTAGAGGTTCAACCTTCTGCATGGCTTGGGTATAATGCATTCAATGAAGTCCTGCATAACCAATTGAACTATACATTTAATGTTAAGCAGGAGAAGGATGCTGACTTATTTAGTATTGTGTATAGCGACTATGTTGGATAATTTTTAAATAAATAAGTGGAGGTTAATAAATGCCTCCACTTATTTCCTCACGTTATAAACAATCATTAACTTTAAACAAATAAACACAAGATGAAGACAATTAAAATCAAAGGCAAGGATTATGTTCCTGTAAACGAAAGAATTCTTTATTTAAAAAACAATTGCGACTATTCAATCACAACAGAGCATTGGTATTATCCCGAAAGATTAATGTGGGTAGTCAAAGCAACTTTAAGAATTGATGAAAATTATTATACAGGTCTTGCACAAGAAATTGAGAGTAGCAATTACAGAGATGTTAACCATACATCAGCATTAGAGAATGCAGAAACATCAGCAGTAGGTCGTGCTTGTGCTATGGCAGGTATAGGTATTGAAACAGGTATAGCATCAGCAGATGAAGTCAACAAAGCATTAAACAGAATTAAAGAGCCTGTTGATGAAGTAGGTGATGAGAAGAGAATGTATCTGTTAACGCTTCTTGAGAATACAACTTATGATGAAGTTGCAAAAGATAGATTAGCAAGTAGGATTGAGGAGATAAAATTGCAAGTTGATTATGATAAGGCATTGCTTAATCTTGAGATGAATGCAATACAAGATAAGGACAGGATAGCAATGGGTATGCCATACAATCAATCTGATATAACTAAACATTTAAAAAACTTGTCGTAATGAAAACTCCAATACAAAGATTAATTGAAATTCACAACACACTACCTCCGCACCACTTCCATGCATACTTCAATGAGATGAAAGAAGTATTTACTTTAATTGAAAAAAATATAATTGAAGATGCATTTTGGGGTGGCAAAGATAACCATAGCAATACAGGAATTGATTACTACAATAAAATACATAGCAATGAAGTCAAATAAAGAGTACGAAGAATTATATCAAAGGATGCTTAATTATTTATCAGAGCAACCTAACCCAAATGATTATGAATACCTTTTGGGAAGATTAGGAAAGTTGGGAATATTGCTTGCAAAGAGTGGTGAGTATTTAACTGAATGTCAATATCAAATAGATTCAGTCATTGATATTGAGTGTAAAGTAAATATTGAGTTGCTTGATAAATTTTCTGCATCAACTTTTAACATGATGGTTAAAGCAAAGGCAAGAGATTGGACAAGGCTTAAGACAGGTTTTGAGAAATGTAATAGTACTGCAGTACATCAGATTGATGCAATAAGAAGTATGTTATCATTTGAGAAAGCAAAAATGAATCTTGTTTGAAGATTAGGCATCATTAATTTATATCCTTTAATAAATATAGAATCAATTAAATTTAAATCAAATGGAAAAGAGTAAACCGAATTATGCAAAAGGCATTTTTTTAACTAAAAGAAAAAGCAAAGCAGGTAAGCAATTTTTAGAGTTATCAATTGCAAAAGGAGATAGGCAGTATGATAAATACTTATGTTTTGAATCTGACAAGTCAGACCAATTCGGTAATCAAGTATTTAGTATCATTGTTAAAGAACCATTGCAGGATAGTAACAATAAAGATGTCAGCAAGGAGGACTTACCTTTCTAATGAATAAAGATATACAATCACTCATAAGGAAGCATGAGTTAATGATATCTCATCTAAAGAAATTATTGAATAATGATGAGGTGATTATTAGAGCAAGAGATTTTTATTGCAATGCTGATATTATTCTTGATGTAGTAAATAAAAATTTCAATTGCAATGCATTGGAGAGAACAAGAAAACACCCTAATGTATTCGCAAGACATTTTTTATGTTACCTGTTACAGGAGCATACAAGAATGACATTAACTCAAATTGCTTTCTATATAGGTCTTGCAGACCATAGTTCAGTTATCAATGGTATTAAACAAACACATAATCTAATAGCAACTGATGAGTATTTCCGTAAAGTATATTCAGACATAAAATATATTCTGCAAGAAAATAAGTTGTAGTATATTTGTAGTGAAGTGTGCAGACTTCAATCAATTAAATTTATTTAACCTTATTGGGGGATGTCCTGCACGACTGAACCCGATAAGGTTATTTTTTTTATGGAACAAAATTGGGCAATAGTTATCCCTGCTAAATATGTTTTATCTAAAGACATAAGCAGTACACAAAAGTTATTGATAGGAATAGTAAGCGGTTTAAGTAATGTACATGGTTATTGCTATGCAAGTAATGATTATTTATCTAATTGTTTAGACATAAGCAAAATGACTGCAAGTATTTTAATTAATGACTTAGCAAAGAAAAAGTATATTGAAATTAGTTTTAGATATAAGAAAGGTAGCAAAGAAATTGAATGCAGAATAATTAAACTTATATTAGACCTATCTAATAATATCAATATACCCATATTAGAAAAACCTGTTGATGTATCTGATAATTATGATATACCCATATTAGAAAACCCAAAGGATAATATATATCATAATAAAATACATAATAAAATAAATAAACACCCAACCCAAGATGAAGTTATAAGTTACTTCATAGAGAAGGGTAGTACACAGGAACAAGGTATAAAGGCATTTGAGTATTATGATGTAGCAGGGTGGAAAGATAGTAGAGGTAAGCAAGTTAAGAATTGGAAACAAAAGATGTTAGCAGTTTGGATAAATAATTCAATTAATCAAAATAAAAAATCAGACTATGAACAAAGAGTTAATCACGCAACAAGTCTCATCAATTGGGCAGAGCAACAAGATAGAGCAAATGGAATTATCTGACTTCAATCAAGCAAGGAGTAGTAGCAAAATAAAAGATGCAACACTTGTTGATATTGTGAAGACATTAGAGAAGGGAATGTTATTGCTTGGTATTAAGGGTTCTAATTTGCCTGACTCACCTACAATGCAATACATGATTACTGAAGTTAAAAGTCAGTATAGTGGATTGAGAATTGGTGAGTTGATGTTAGCATTTCAATTAGCATCAAGAGGTAAGTTAGATTTTGAAGTTGAGACCTATCAAAACTTTTCAGTACTTTATCTAAACAGAATGGTAAGTGCTTATCATAGATGGGCAATCAAGCAAGTGCATCAATTACCCGAAAAGAAAACTTTGCCTCCTGCAACAAGTGTAACTGATGAAGAGATTGTTCAAATGTCAATGGACAATTACAAGAAGACTAGAAACAGGATGCAAATATTTATGGCATTAAGGGCATTTGAGATTTTACACAAGGAAGGTAAGATAAATTTTAAACCCGAAATAGTTATACACGAAACAACAAAGTATTTAAAAAGTCAAATAGTAGACAGGGCAACAAAAAAAGAAATAGAAGAAATATTGCAAGATGAAGACATGATGGAAATGTCTTGCAGGAGAGTAGCATTAAGTATGTATTTTGATAACCAACTAAATAAATAAATATGAAACTATCAGATGCAATTTATTATGTAGACATGATTAAAGAAAAGTTGAAGCATAGAGAAAGAGAAGCAATTGATTTGGTTTTGGAGACATTGCAGTCAAATGTTAATGTTGATGAATGGGATAGGGAGTATGAATTAGATACTCCTATGTGTATTCATTGTAGTGGAAATGGTTGTGCCTCATGCAAGTATACAGGTGACGATTATTAATTTAAAAAAAAAGAAATGAAAGCAAAATTGAAAACCTACTTAACTAATTTAGAGAATGGTTTAATTAAAACTAAGACCGATATCGTATTGAGATTGATAATTGAAAATCCTGACATTACTATACATGATATTCGGCAAATGGGTATAACGCATCAAACGGCTACAGGAGTAGTTAGCGTATTGATGGATGAAGGTATTGTTTACATAACAGGCAGTATTCAAATTAGAAACAGGCATTATTCAACTTTGAAATTTGAAACAGATGAGTTAATGAGATTAGTAAGGGCAAAGCATAGATTATTTGATAGGTATAAAAATTGGTTGGCAAATATGCAGGAATTTGAAGTCATCATAGGTAAACATAAAATTGATGAGTTAAAAGCCATTTTGTCAAGCAAATAGTATGTTGTATATCAAAGGATAATTGTAAGCACTTTTAAGGGGGGTTCCTGCACGGAATTCCCCTTTTCTTGTATATACACCTCAAAACTTGTTTAAAGCACTTAAAACCTGCTTAAAGTGCGTTTAAAAAGGTAAAAAAAAGTATATAATAGATTAGGTTATATCAAAAAATTAAATTATGAGTAGTATATTTGTTTTATGGATTTGAATGCATCACAATTAACTAAATATGCAAAGGAACATTTGAAGATATTTGGTTACAGATTGAATAGGGTAAACAACATTCCTGTTAGAAAAAGAAAAGGTACAATAGAAAAAGGTTGGGCAGATTTACAAGGGTACAATTCAAAAGGTATTTATGTTGCAGTTGAGGTAAAGAAGATAGGTGATACTTTAAAATCAGAACAAAGAATTAGATTGCAAGATGTAATTGATTGTGGTGGTGAGGCATTTATATGTACGGAAGAGAATGGTAAACCTATATTACTTACATTAGCAGAGTTTGAACAAAAGAAATAACATATTAGAAGAGTTATGGAGCAGCAAGGAAGTGAATGATGCAATTAAAAAAATGCAGCCTATAGAACTGCAAGAGGATTTAAAGAGTGAAGTATTTTTAATCATAGCAGAGTTATCAGAAGAGAAGTTAATTAGTTTATATGAAAGCAATGGTATAAAGTTTTATATGGTTAGAATAATATTGAACCTTGCAACAAGTACAGACAAAAGGTATTATGGCAAGTACAGAAATTTTGTTGAGTATAAAGAAAAGGATATAGCAGATGAAGAACAGAATGACATTATAGATATAACGCTAACACAATTCAATGACCTATATTGGTATGATAAAGAAATACTTAGATTATATAGTGATGAGTTTAATCAGAATGCAAAGGAGTTAAGTAGGGCAACAGGCATACCATATATGAGTATAATAAGGACATTGAATAAGATAAAAAATGAATTAAAGAAAAAGATAAGAAAATGAAAGAAAAGGAATGCATCAAATGTGGTTTAGTAAAAGCATTACAGGATTATAATAATGATAAGTTTAGAAAGGATGGCAAGTCAATATATTGTAGAGAGTGTGCTGCAATAAATCGTCAGAAGTATAATGGTATTCCTAAAAAGCAACTTAAGAAAGTAGTACCTGTTAAAGTAGTTAAGGAGCATAGAGAAGGTAAAAAGATATGCACAAAATGTGGTCAAGAGAAAAAGTATTCAGAGTATGCAAGGAATGGTGCATCAAAAGATAAATATACTGCAAGATGTAAATCCTGTTGTCTTGTAGATGTAACATCAAAGAAGACAAAGGAAATTAATTATGCAAAGTTCTACTACCCTATTGAATTAGATTAATTAGTTAAAAAAAATAAACTATGAAGCAGACGGCAATGCAACAAATGTATGATGAACTTATGCAACATGAGTATACTATACCATTAGATTTAATTGTTAGATGCAAGGAATTGATTGTGGTTGAGAAGGAGCAGATGCATAAATGTGCAACATTTTGGAGAGGTAAAGAGAATGAGATAGAAAAGCCAATGTTTGATTTATACTATAAAAAAAACTATAACATATGATTGAATTAATTGGTGGTTTATCTTTTGCAATATTCTTTGTAGACATTCATAAGTTTTATCATAAATGGAAGTTACAATTCAAGCCATTTAATTGTGCCTCATGCCTTGCTGCATGGACTACATTGCTATTGTATTTCTTACCCGAATATATTGTCTTACCATTTGCATTAATGTTTGCTGCAGGAGTACTTGCTCCTGTTATACATATAGCAATGGAAATTTTGTTTCAAAAATTAAATTAAATAAAATGAACCAAGAGCATATTGATTTCTTAGAGTTAAATATTCATAACAAGGAAACACTTGCTGCAGGATATGCAAGGAACTTAGATAAACAATTGTTAGATACCTATGAGAAGATATATCAGCAATATATAAGTAGTGACTTTATATTAACTAAATGGTGTAGCACTTGTGTATTTGATTGTTTAAAAAGAGTATATGATTATTATGATGCTCATGTATTGAGTATAAGTAATGTTAAGATTGTTTCACATGGAACAAATGACTTTATATTCCCCGATGACCTTGATAACATAGTGCCAACAGGTGAAGAGAACTTATTAGATAACAAAGGAAAAAGAAAGGGCAGACCGAGAAAAGTAAATGGTTAATATTTTTAATTCATAGTATTTATAAGTATGCCTGTAATTAAATGTAGCAACGGCAAATATAGAATAGGTAATGGTGGATGCATATATGAAGATGCTGACAAGGCACATAGGGCATGGGCATCAATAAGGGTTGCAATGAACAACTCATATAATGACTATCCCGAAGCAGCAGTCAATGCAGCAAAGAGAGCATTGAAGTGGGCAGAGAAAAATGGTTGGGGGTCTTGCTTAACTGCAACAGGGAAGGCTCGTTGTAACCAATTGGCAAATAGAGAAAATATCACAAGAGATACAATATCAAGGATGGCATCCTTTGCAAGGCATTTGCAATACAAAGATGTACCTTATACAGAAGGTTGCGGAGGATTAGCAGTTGATGCATGGGGTGGACAAGCAGGAATAGAATGGGCACAAAGAAAACTAAAAGAATTAAAAGGTGAGTAAACTTGAGGAGTTCGGAATCAATATAGGATTTACAATAGCAGGTATGATGGGCAGTATTCTGTTTATAGGTAAAGATAATATAAGGGACTTCAGAACAACTTTAATTTCAATGTTCGGAGGTGTTGCATCTGCAAACTATCTTACTCCTGTTGTTTGTGATTGGTTTAGCATTGAGAAAATTAATCACCAATTTAGTATTGCATTCATTCTTGGTTTTATGGGATTGAGAGGTGTTGAGAAAATAGCAAGTAAAGTATTTAGTAACAATAAAAATAAAGACAATGAAAAGGTTTATTAGTAATTTGAAGACAACAATCTTTGGAGCAGTTGCAGGATTGCCTGTATTGGTAGAAGGTGTATTAACTAAAGATGTAAGTAAAATTCTTGCAGGTGCAGGTATGTTGCTTGTAGGTATCTTTGCTAAAGACGCAGATAATAATTAATGAAAGACCAAATTACACTTGAACGTATTCAGTTGCTTCATCCTGTTATAAGGGGTGAAGTAATTGATGCGTATGATGAAATAGCAGAAGCGTTAAAAGGAGATTTCTATTGTAGGTTTGCTTATACATTAAGAACATTTGGTGAGCAGGATAAACTATACTCACAAGGCAGAACAAGTGCAGGTTCAATTGTAACAAATGCTCGTGGAGGTTTCAGTTATCACAATTATGGGTTAGCATTAGATATTGTTTTAATTAATAAGATAACTCATAAGGCAGTATGGGATACCAAAACTGACTTTGATAAAGATAGAGTTAGTGATTGGATGGAGATAGTTAACATACTTAAGAGTTATGGTTTTGAATGGGGAGGTGATTGGAAGTTTAAAGACTATCCACATTTCCAAAAGACATTAGGTCATTCAGTTCGTTCACTACTTGCATTGCATCAACAAAAGAAGGTTGATAAAAATAACTTTGTATTGATATAAGAATTAACTTTGAAGTATGCAGAAGCATACCAAAGTTTACTTTTCCTTTTTCAATTTTGCATTAGAAGACTTTGTGCCTTGTGAAGTATGTGAAGCAAGGGCAGTAGATATTCATCATATAGAACGTAGAGGCATGGGTGGTACTACAAAGCATGAGGAGATAAATAACCTCATGGCTCTTTGTAGGCATTGTCATGTTAAGTATGGTGATATAAAAATTTACAAAGAGTTTTTAATTGAGAAGCATAATCAATATATAAAAAGATATAGCAAATGAAAACAGAGATAGTAAATATATCAGACATAAAACTCAATCCGAGTAATCCGAGAGTTATCAAGGATGATAAATTTAAAAAGTTAGTTGATAGTATTCTTGCTCTACCCGAAATGCTTAACCTAAGACCTATTGTGGTTAATGATGAGATGGTTGTGTTAGGAGGCAATATGCGACTAAAGGCTTGTGTTGAAGCAGGTCTAAAGAAAGTGCCAATCATAAAGGCAACTAACTTATCTGAGGAGCAACAAAGGGAATTTATAATTAAAGATAATATTGGATATGGTGAATGGGATTGGCAAATGCTAACTGCAGAATGGGAAGATGTTAAGTTGGAAGATTGGGGACTTGAAGTGCCTAATAGTCAAGATTGGACACAACTTGATTATATAGAAGAAGCAGATAAACCAAACTTCAGAAAAGATAATGTCATAACTATAATAGTCCCTGATGAGTTTGTTAAAGAGATGAGTGAGATAGAGGAGTTAATAAAGTCAACGCTTGGAGTAAATTATAGTGGTTGTGAAGTCAAATAATACTTACTTAAACATATTAGCAAGTTATGCTTACTTAGGTAAGTCTAAATCTTTTTGTGATACCTTCTTTGGTTATAGCAAAGATGGAGTTATCAATACAATGATAGATAGTGGAGCATTTACTTTATTTAATTCAAAGGATAGTAAAATGCAATGGTTGACATTAGATAACTATTGTAATTTCTTAAATACCTATTCACAATATTCAGAGAAGTATGTAATGCTTGATGTTATCAATAATCATAGTGCAAGTAAAAAGAACTATGAATTGATGTTAGACAGAGGCATGAATCCAATGTATGTCTTTACTTCGCTAGATGAAGATTATACGTATCTTAAAGAAGCAGTAAATAATAATCAGCATCTTTGTGTTGCAGGTGGTGTAACAACAAAGAGTGAGTGGATGTTTAAAAGGTATCAAGATGTATATATAAGAACACAGGCAAAAATACATGGACTTGGTTTTGTTAAGTTCCCTACAATATATCAATTGCCTTTGCATTCAGTAGATAGTTCTACATGGATACAAGGTGCTCAAGCATTTGGTCATATATTTTATTTTGATGAAGGGCTGAAGTCAATAGCATATACTGAAATATTAAAAAAGAAAAAACCTTTGCCTCAACAAGTAATTGAGATATTGAATAAACTTAAAGTTACACCAAAGGAGTTTAGCGACTTAAATAATCACAGAGGCAGTAATAATATTGAAACAATGTTAAGTATCATTGCATATATAGAGTATCAAAAGTATTCTAAACGCAGAGGTGTAAATTTATTTCTTGCAGGTAGTGGTAAATCAAATGTAGAAGATATTGTCTTTGTAGATACAATGATGAATAATAATAAACTAACATATAATGGTTGGAAGAATAGAAAAGCAAATTATAGTTAAACTCCAATATGAAGGAGTACATAGGTGGAAGGATTGTAATATTGAATCTGTCTTATATCTTAAAGATTTTCATAGGCACATATTTTATATTGAAGTTAGAAAGCAAGTAAGGCATAACGATAGAGATATAGAGATAATAAGATTCAAGCATAACATATTAAAATATTTAGATAAAACATTTGATAATTTCTTTGGTGATATGAGTTGCGAAGACATTGCTGAAGTACTTATGAATGAATTTGAATTGTCTTATGTTAAGGTATTGGAAGATAATGAGAATGGTGCGTTAATGCAAAGAACATGATACACTATATACCTATTGAAAATATTGAGCAGCGTTATACAAAATTGATGAATGATATAGTTTATCCTTATGTTGACTATATCTATTATCCTATGTGGGATGATACACAAGGTATAAGCAAAGGTGAGTTCCTTGATATAGAAAAGACAATTGAGTTCAAGTCAAAACAGATAACATTGATTAGTCAAGCATTTCAGATGGGCAAGGTAAAGGATGGTGATTGGTTTATATTTGGAGATATATATTTTCAAGGCATAGAATCAATTAAGTATATGGCTGAACTACAAGACATAAAGGTATATATTGCAGGATTTAATTATGCAGGTAGGGCTGATGTAAATGACTTCGTTAATAAGTTAGGTAGATGGTCTGATGTAGTTGAGAAAGGTTATCATAGTGTAGCAGACATAATATTTGTAGGTAGTCATTATCATAAAGAAAATGTTATTACTTACTTTCATTTAAATGAAGATAAAGTTAAGGTAACAGGTTATGTATGGGATAACAATAAGGCATTTGAAGTTTATCCTTATATGCATGAGAAAGAAGATTATATTATATACCCACATAGATTAGCAAAAGAAAAAGGCATACAAGAATTTATAAATATAGCAGAGATGATGCCTAACAAAACCTTTGTTGTTACTTCATCATCTAAATTAAAAAGTCAAATAGCATTACCTACGAATGTTATATATAGATATGGTTTAACTAAGGCAGAATACTATGACTGCATGAGTAAGGCAAAGTATTATTTATCTACTGCACATCAAGAGACATTCGGTTATACATTAAGGGAAGCGTTGTTATACAATTGTATAGTTGCTGCACCTAATAGGGCGTGTTATAAAGAAATGCTTAATCCTTTATCATTGTATAATAATATTAATGAGATAGAAAAGATATACAACACTACTGATATATTGACTAATAAAGAGTATAGAAATATGTATAGTAACAACATAGAAAAAATAATAAGTTATGCAAGGCAAAAGTAATTGGATAGGATATGAATGTGAAGGCAGATTAATAGGATTGCTAACATACTTTGTTAGATATGATGTAGACTATATACCGCCTAACATTCGTCATATTTATTTTACTAAGGAATTTCTTTTGACTGAAAACTATGAAGCAATAATCAATTCATACTTATCTAAATATATGGTTACAATAGAATGCAATATTGATACCTATAAACATTTGACACCTAACATGAATGCATGGGCACATATAATTTACAGGATAGAAGATTCAATACCTTTTGATTTAAAAGATACAGATAGTATATTTATAGATAAGCAAGTCTATAATGTATTATGCTTTACAAAAGGTACTGCATATAAAGTGCAACCATCAGATTACTCAAAAGACTTAGTATGATAATTGAAAAGAAATATTACTTCTATGCAGCACATAGGAATAAAGAAGCAGGAGAGAAATGTGGCAGGATACATGGTCATACTTATGATATAACTTGTCACTTCAAGTTTGACAATATGGTTAATGGTTTAACTATGTTGTTTAGTGATATAGATAAAATAGCAGAACCAATAATAAAACAATATGACCATTATCTTTTATTATATAAAGAAGATGGATTATGTAATATACTTGACTTAGTTGATGAGCCTTTTATTGAATTGCCTTTTGAAACAAGTGCAGAGAATTTAGCAATATGGATATTTAATGAATTAAGAAATAAGTTACCAATATTTAAAATAGAGTTAGCAGAAACTAAAACATCAAAAGTTATTTATGAAATTAACAATTAGTGAAATATTTTATTCTCTACAAGGAGAAGGAGCAAGAGCAGGTACACCAACTATATTCATTCGTGTGCAAGGATGTAAAGCAAAAGATGCTTGTTATGCAACAGGTGTTAGGTGTGATACAGAGTTTGAGAGTGGTAAAGAATATTCTGTTGAGGAATTATATGATGCTATCACTGATTACCCATGCAGTCAAATTACATGGACAGGTGGTGAACCTCTTGGTCAATTAACTAATGAGATAGTTAAATATTTTAAAGACAAAGGATTTTATCAAGCAATAGAAACAAGTGGACTATTCCCTCCTGTTGAAGGTCTTGATTTTATTTGTGTATCACCAAAGGTTGCAGAACACGTTATTGTAAAAAACTTTCCTCATGGTGTAAATGAATTAAGGTATGTAAGACATAAAGGTCAGACTGTACCACGACCATCAATAGATGCAGAGCATTATTGGATTAGTCCACATTCAGATGGTAATATAATTAATAAAGAAAACTTAAAGCATTGCATTCAGTTATGCTTGGATAATGAGAAATGGAAGTTATCAGTACAACAACATAAGTTATGGAATATACTATAAATACACCCGAATGGCATTTTCAACAGATATTAAAATATCTTGGTGAGGATATTAAGAGAGAAGGACTTAAAGAAACACCTAAGAGGTATATAAAATTCATGCGTGAGTTTCTTGAGCCAAAGGCTTTTAACTTCACAACCTTTGATGCAGAAGGAACTGATGAGATGATTATCCAAACTAATATACCATTCTATTCAATTTGCGAACACCATACTGCACCATTCTTTGGTGTAGGCAGCATTGCATATATACCTCAAGATAAAATTGTTGGCTTATCAAAACTTGCAAGGACACTTGACTTTTATGCAAACAAGTTTCAGAATCAAGAAAGGATAACTACACAGGTAGCAGAAAGACTAATGAGTGAGTTAAGTCCAAGAGGTGTAGCAGTAAGTTTAAAAGCACAACATTTGTGTATGTGTATGAGAGGTGTAAAGAAACATGACACTTGGACTATAACAAATAAACTGCTTGGCGTATTTAAAGATGTAGACAAAACTCGTAATGAGTTTTTAAATCATATAAACAAGATTTAAATAATGGCAACGAAGGTTATACAAGAGCATGGTGGTGCAGTAAATAGATTTGAGAAAGGTGAGAGTGGCAATCCTAATGGCAGACCAAGAAAGTATGTAACCATCTTGAAAGAACAAGGATATAAATTATCTGAAGTAAATGATACTATACAAAGCATGATGGCTATGACTTTAGAAGAATTGCAAGATGTATATAGGCATAAGGATACAACTATACTTGAGAAAACAATAGCAGGTGCTATGTATAAGAGTATACAGAAAGGTTCATTGTATTCATTAGATACATTGCTTACAAGAGTTTATGGTAAGCCTAATGAGCAAATGAATATTACTTCAGATAATAAGATTGAGATAGTTTATGTGAAGGGCAAGACAATACTATGAGAATTGAAATACCCGAACCTCATATTAACCAACAAAAGATTCTTGACTGCACTTCAAGATTCATTGTATTGATGTGCGGAAGAAGGTTTGGCAAGTCTGAATTATCTCAAATAAAAATAATTGAAGAAGGAATACAAGGTAAGCGTATTGCATATATAACACCTACCTATCTTCTTGCTTATGAATTCTTCACAAGATTATTAAGTGTATTGCCTTTCCCTAATAATAAATCTAAATTAAAAATAGATTTACCTAATGGCGGTAGTGTAGAATTTTTTACAGGTGAAAGATTAGATAACCTAAGAGGTAGAAAGTTTCATCACATAATCATGGATGAAGTTGAATTGTTTAAAGACTTTGAGCAAGGTTGGACAAATGCAGTATTCCCAACACTTACAGACTATCAAGGGTCTGCATGGTTCTTATCTACACCGAGAGGTAAAAGTTTTTTTTACTCATTATATTTAAGGGATGGTGAAAAGGATTGGACTTCATTTAGGTTTACTACTTATGATAACCCACATATCAACAAAGAAGAAATTGATGAGGCAAGAAGGCAGATACCCGAAAAAGTATTTGAGCAAGAGTTTCTCGCTAATCCTTCAGACAATGTTGGTAATCCTTTTGGCTATGAAAGTATCAATGCTTGTATAAAACCTATAAGCACATTGCCTGTAAAGTGTTATGGCATAGATGTTGCTAAGAGTTATGATTGGACAGTAATCATAGGTCTTGATGCAAATGGTGATGTAGCATACTTTGATAGGTTTCAAAAAGATTGGCATACGACTAAACAAGAAATACATAAGTTGCCTAAGGCAAAAATAATAATTGATAGCACAGGTGTAGGAGACCCTATATATGAAGAGTTAAAAAGAGATGGGTTGCATATAGAAGGATTTAAATTTACAAGTCAATCAAAGCAACAATTAATGATAGGACTACAATCTGCTATACATCAAAAGATAATTGGTTACCCAACAGGAGTTATAGTAGATGAGTTGAAGGTATTTGAATTTTTAATAACTACAACAGGAGTTAAATATACGGCACCTTCAGGATTCCATGACGATGCAGTAATGTCATTGGCATTAGCATATCATTGTCTTACATTCAAAGTTGGTAGTGGTAAGTATAAGTTTATATAATGTGGTTATCTTTATTTGTATATAATATACTCTTGTATACCTTTGGTAAAATTAAATATATGATATCTGAATTATTGAAAGCAAAAAGGTTAGAACATAAACTAACGCAGAAGCAACTTGCAGAGAAGGCAGGTGTTTCTTATGTCTGTATCAATAGAATTGAGAGAGGCAAGTTACCAAGGTTAGCAATCGTTGAAAAGTTATTTGATGCAATGGATTATAAGATTACAATAATTGCTGAATCAAAAGTCAAGCAAGAAGAAATTCCTTTCAGTCAATTTGTTTAGGTTTGATTAGTGTTTTCATTTTGTATTTGTTGACATCGGGGTGGTCATTCTTGGCTACCCCTTTTTTAAATAAAAATATATGTGGGATAAAATAAGTGTATTTAAATATCAAGAGATAGTAAGAGCATTAGAGATAAAGGATGATATAGATAAGGCTTGTAAATTAATTTCAATAGTATTTGATAAAACAATTATTGAAGTTGAATCAATGCCATTAGAGACCTTCCTTCTCTACTCTAATCAATTATCTTTTTTAAAAGATAACATGAATGATAAACCTGTAAAAGATATAAAATGTAATGGGAATCGTTATTTCTTTGTATGGAATGTTAAGCAATTACCTGCAGCAAGATACATAGAGGTAAAGCATTTTGGAGTAAGCATGATAGATAATCTGCATTACTTATTTGCAAGTATGGTTATACCAATGAGAAGAAAATGGTATGGGTGGGTGCTTGAGAAGTATGATGCAAGTAAGCATGAGCAGTATGCAAATGATATACTACACGCTAACATAAGAGAGGTGTATAGTTCTGTTGTTTTTTTTTATCATGTATACAGGAATTGGATAGAAGTTTCGCAGGACTATTTGAATACGAAGAAGGACAAGAACAAACTAAAGGAAGTAGCAACTTTACTAAAATTTATGGATGGCAGTATAACGCCAAGATTGTTGCCGACTATGAAAATATCAAAGTTGAAGAAGCGTATGAACTCCCTACAATCCAATTCTTAAATACATTAAGTTACTTAAAGGCAGAAGCAGATTTTAAAAAAAGATAAACATGAGACCAATTGAATTAGATATTCTATTTTATGACGGGCAATTATGTACTGACCAAGAATTAGACATTGCAGATTATGATTTAAAGAAAGCGTTATTTTTTAAGATTGATATGATTGCTCCTTACATGATTGGTGAAACAGAATGTACAACAATAATAAGCGGTACAATGAGTTGCATTTCACCATACCCATACTATGATGTAATGCAATACATTATTAAATGGATGTAGATATTTTAATAGTTATCCTGTATTTATAAATGTGAGTATAAATAAAGCACAGGCACAATTTCTTGCCGATAAGTTCTTGAGTAAATTTAAAGACAAGTATACTCTTGTTGATGAAGATACTTTACCTATACTTGAAAGTATATTAATTGAGTATGGTAAAGAATTCAACAAGGTAGCAAATATTAATTTAAAGAAGAATGGTTCTATAGACACAGGAGGATTAACTGATTTAAGTATACCTATTGTGTACCAAGATAGTGATAGTGATTATATACTTGAAGTTGGTTACCCAATAGATAGTGAGCAGTCTAAATACTATGATTACGTTAATAAGGGGGTACAAGGTTTAGGTGGCGTTGGTGCTAAGTTAAAAAGGACATCAGGTGTATATAAATTTAGATATAGAACCCCAAGCAAGTCAATGGTTAAGGCTATCAAAGGTTGGATGGAAAGGCAATCAATCAAAGCAGAGATAGATGACCAAAAATATAAGCAAAGTAAATTACAAAAGAAAAGGGCATCAATTAAAAAAATAATGGATGAAACAGATGACCAACATAAACTTGCTTACATATTTGCAAAGGCAATTAAAAAAAATGGTATAAAGGCAACATACTATTTTGATGACGCAGTTAAAAAAGTCTTTAACAAAGAGTTTATATCATCTTTAGAAACTGCATTAAAGAATGATGTAGTGCTACAAATAAGAAGTATATATGGCAATAACAATTCTTGATACACCATCTGCATATCCATCAATGCATGATGACCTTTGGTATGTAAGCAGTTCAACAAACTCGGCTACAACTAATTTTAAATATGTTTATGATGTAAAGATAGGAAGTACTTTAATCGCAAGGAGCAAGGTGTTCCCTGACCCTGTAAGTGGTTATGGTATATTCAATGCAAGTCCTATTGTCAGAGCCTATGTAACAAATTATTTTGAACCAAGCGGCAGCAGTATACTTGTTGCCTCAAATGATAAAATAAAAGTTAACTATACAATAGAGATAGGTGAAGAGGTTGCAGGTGTTGTAACAACAAATCTTGCAAACGGAACTTACAATGCATATAATTTCTATCCTCCATTGTTTGCAGATATTCTTGCAGTTAAAAATAATACACCGCTCGTCTTATCATCATACTACGATAATCTTTTAATTGATAACTTTTCTGACGATTGGTTAACAGAAAGAGATACTGATGAAGTTATAGTTGAGCATGGAGATAATTTTTATGCTACATACTTTAGAATAACAACAGGCAGTTACATTGCCTATTGTGATGTAGTAGATGCAAGTGGTAGTGTTACTGCAACATATAGCAATTCAATTACATTGAGCGGTCAATTTAATTTATTTAATCTTCAAGCAGGTCATATAAATACTTGGGCAGGTAGCACTTTAATTAATAATAATACTTATGGATATGATTTTTATTTAGTTCTTGGACTTGCGGTTACAAGGAAAATTAAGATACGTCAAAAGTGTTACCCTAAGTATAAACAATACAACCTGCATTTTCTTAATAGGCTTGGAGGTTGGGATACAATGAAGTTTGCATTAGTTAATAGGAGGAGTAGTCAATTTGAAAGAAGCACTTACAGGAGGAATGATTGGCAGTTATCGGGTAGCACTATGTCTAATGTTGATACATACAATAGATATAATGAAACTGCTTTAAACTATGCAATACAACATAAGGATAAATACAATTTAAAAAGTGATTGGGTTAATGAACAAGATTATACATGGCTCGGTCAATTGGTTGCATCAAGCATTGTATACATTGAAGTTCAAGGTGCTTACTTCCCTGTAACAATTGCATCAACTGACTATACATATAAAGTACAAAGTGCTGACAAGTTATTCAACTTTGAAATTGATATAGAGGTAAGTAAATATATTAATAGTCAATTCAGATGATAAGTACAGAAATATATATTGAAGATGAAAGGGTTGATTTAGTTGACGATATAACAACTGAATTTACTTATGCTATTGACGATATTGCAGACTTTGGTAGTAAGAATACATCTTTTAGTAAAACAATTAATTTAACAGGTACTGCAAATAATAATAAGATATTCGGATTTGTATTTGATTTAAGTAATGCTAATTTTACTAATGACACTTCACCAAATGTAGGTTATAACTTCAATGCAAGTAAGTCTGCTCAATGCAGAATCTTTATTGATAAGATACAAATATTTAAAGGGGTATTGAGGTTGCTTGAAATTGTGCAACAAGGAGAAACAATAGAATATCAATGCAGCGTGTTTGGAGAACTTGGTGGTTTTATGTCTGCACTTGGTAATAAGAAATTAGAGGAACTTGATTTTAGCAGTTACAATATTGCATGGAATTACACTAACATAACTAATAGTTGGAATACAATTGCAGGGAGTGGAGTATACTTTCCATTGATTGATTGTGGTAATGTATCTGTAAATAAAATTGACTTTGATTTTAAAGCCTTTAAACCTGCATTATACATAAAAGAATATCTTGAAAAGATAATTGCTGCATCAGGTTATACTTGGGATTTCCCAATGCTATCACAGGCATTGATGCAAAGACTTGTAATGCCAAACAATAAAAAATTATTAACTAAAGAAAGTACAGAAGTATTTGATGCAGACTTTACAATAGGTCTATACTCTTCACCTACTTACATACCACTTACAATAACAAGTGCAGGTAGTTTTACAGGCACTAACCCAATTACATATACAGGTGTATCTCCGTTAAATGTTAATATAACTTGTAGACCTATTGGTCAAGTAAACAATACATTCCCTGCACCACCACAATCAGTATCTTTTTATTTAAAAAAGAATGGTAGCGTAATTGCAACACAAACAAGATTTGTTCCTTCAACTAACTACTATGTTAACTTGAACCTTGATGCATCAAATGTTAACCTTGTAACAGGCGATATACTTTCTGTAGAGATGACTTCTAACATAAGTCAATATCAATCATTTGGTGGTCAATTAATTTTAAATTCAACTGCAGCAGTTGAAGTGCCTATTAACTACAATGAAGTAATACCAATAAACAATGTAATACCTAAAGGAATTTATCAAAGAGATTTTTTTCTTTCAATATGTAAGATGTTTAATCTATATGTATATGACGATAAGGTTGATGATAAAAAAATTATCATTAAACCATATATAGATTTTTATGATGGTACTACAATAGATTGGACAAATAAGATAGATAGGAGTAAACCTTTCAGCATAAAGCCATTGTCAGAAATCAATGCACGATATTATCAATTCAAGTATAAACAAGATAATGATTTCTATAATGAAAACTATCGTAAGAAATATAATGAGGGGTATGGTGATAACATTTACGATACTGAATTTGATTTTGTTAAAGAAACAGAAACGAATGAAATAATATTTGCAGGTAGTCCTTTAATACAGGCTGCAAGTACAGATAAAAAATATACTGCGATATATAAAAAGAGTAACAACAATACTACAGAAGATTCAATGGATTCTGTTGTAAGAATATTACAAGCACAAAAATTATCTTCAAGTGCTTATAATATAAAAGATGGTGCAACATCTTTAGTAACTAAAACAGAATATGGTTATGCAGGTCATTTATTTTTTGACACAACTACAGGTTATCCAACAAATGATATAAACTTTGGAGCACCGAAGGAAATATATTTTACATCAACTACATACCCAACAACTAATTTATTCAATGCCTACTATTCAAACTACATGGAAGAGATAACTGACAAGGATAGTAAACTGCTTTCATGTAATGCATTATTGAATACGCTTGATATATTAAATTTAGATTTTAGTAAGTTGATATGGATTGATGGTGTGTTGTATAGGCTTAACAATGTTGAATCTTATAATCCTATGGAGTATACAACTACAAAAGTTAAATTGCTTAAAGTAATTAATAAAACATTCTAATGGCTGAAGAATTAAGTTTAAAAATAAATATAGGCGGCAAAGAGCAAGTAGTTGAATCTGTTAGAGATTTAAAGAAGGCAATTAAGGAAGCAGAGTTTGAAGCATTTGCACTTGCAGAACAATTTGGTGATGGTGATGAAAGGGTTATACAATTAAGGCAAGAGGTAGGTAATTTAAAAAATGCAATGGCTGATGCTGCTGACCAAGCAAAAGCATTTAGCGAGGATAGCAAATTTCCTGCAGTAGCACAAAGCATACAAGGTCTTGCATCGGGGTTTACTGCAGTACAAGGTGCTATGTCTTTAATAGGTGTTGAAAGCGAATCAGTAGAAAAGTCTTTATTGAAGGTACAATCTGCACTTGCATTTAGTGAAGGTCTTGGTGGTGTAATATCAAGTATAGATTCTTTTAAAGTATTAAGTGCTCAAATAAAAAGCACAACTGCATTCCGTTGGTTAGATGTACAAGCAACAAGGGCAGCATCATTTGTACAGAATTTATTTACAGGAGCAGTCAATACAACGTCAACTGCATTCAAAGGATTAAAGGTTGCAATTGCTGCAACAGGTATTGGTGCATTAGTAGTTGCTATAGGTTTAGTTGTTGAGATGATGATGAAGTGGGGAGATAATACAAAAGAAGTTGAAGCAGCAACTAATGAATTGAATAGAGCATTAGATGAAACTAAAAGAATTACAGAAGACACATTAAGGATGAATGATGTCTACACTAAAACACAATTAGCAAATGCAAAGAAAAGGGGAGCAAGTGAAGAAGAACTTTTAAAAATAGAAAAACAAGGTAGAGAAGAAAGATATAAAACTTTACAAGCAGACATTGATACTAAACAAAAGATATATGATAATCTAAAAAGTACAGGTAAAGCAACTTATGAACAAGTAAAGAAAGCAGGTGAAGAATTGAATGCTGCACAAAAATCAATTAATCAAGAAAAAGAAAATGATAGATTAAAAGATTTAGAAAAAGAAGCACAACAAATAGATGATGCAAGGAATAAAGAAAAAGAAAAGAGAAAAGTAAATAACGATAAAGCAAAACAACAAAGAGAGCAAGATGCTAAAGAGCAGCAAGAAAGACTTGATGCTGCATTACAAGTAGAAAGAGATGCAGTACTTGCAACCTATAGTGCAAGGAATAAAGACTTGCAGCAATTAGATGATGAGTACATACAACAAAAAACAACATTGCTTAAAGCAGGGTTTACTGACTTTACAAATATTGATGAAGCATACCGCATTAAGCAACTTGAAATAAATAAGCAATATGATGAGGAAGAAAAAAAGTTGCAAGAAGAGAAAGATAAAGATGCAAAAGATAAATTAATAAAAAAACAAGAAGAAGAAAGAGCAATATTGCAACAAGGATTACAAGATAGAATAGATGCAATAGATATAGAGAATGAAAAAATAGAAATGGACTTTGAGCAAGACTTAGTGAGGTTAAAAGAAAAGAGAGAAAAGGTTAATGAACTTGAAGCAAGTGAATTATCTAATACAGAACTAACTGAATTTGAAAGAACACAGATAAGGAGTAAGTATGCAAAGATGCGTACTGATGTAAGTAAAGAAGAAGTTGAAATTGAAAAAGCACAACAACAAGCAAAGGTTGACTTAAACAATGCATACTTAGATATAGCATCACAATTTGGTGGACTGCTTTCTCAAATAGCAGGTAAGAATAAAACACTTGCAATTGCAGGAGTAATAGTAGAACAAGTTGCAGCAATTTCTAAAATCATAAGTAACACAGGTATAGCAAATGCTAAGAGTGTTGCAGCATCACCACTTACAGGTGGTCTTCCATGGGTTGCAGTTAATAGTGCATCTGCAGGTATAAGTATAGCATCAACTATTGCTAATGCAGTTAAAAGTATTAGTCAAATAAAATCAACAGGAGGTGGAGAAGGTTCAGGTACTGCACCATCAAGTATACCTAATGTTGGTGCTCCATTAACTGCACAAGCACCTTTGCCAAACACAACGCAACTTGACCAACAAAGTATTAATGCACTTGGTAATCAAGCAATCAGAACCTATGTAATTGAAAGTGATTTAACCACTAATCAACAAAGGATTGCAGCAATTAGGCAAAGAGCAAGATTTAGTTAAGTGAATAATTATTTAAACAAAAAGTATTTACAATTATGGAACTGCCAATTTTTGAGTTAAAGATATCTGAAGATATAAACGATGATGCGGAAGTAAATTTTGTAAGCATGGTTGACAGACCTGCAGTACAAAGGAATTGGAATGCCTTCAAAGATGTATCTAAATTTAATATTGCTAATGAAGAACGTAGGATTGTTAGTGGTGTTATCATGTTGGCTGATACGCCTATCTTCCGTAGTGATGTTACTCATGGCGATTACTATGTTGTGTTTAGTGCGGATACTATCTATAAGATTGTACAGAGGTATTTTAAAAAAGGGTTTCAGAATAATGTAAACATGAACCATGACCACAATCTGCTATTGCTTGATACAACATTATTTGAAAGTTTTATAACAGATAGTACAAGAGGTATATTGCCTATGAAGGGTTTTGAAGATGCACCCGAAGGCAGTTGGTTTGGTAGTATGTATGTAGAGAATGATGATGCTTGGAATAAAGTTAAATTAAAAGAGATAAATGGTTTTTCAGTTGAAGGAATATTTGAGTATCAAATAAAACCAAATGCAACTAAAAATTTAATTGATGAAATTAAAAATATATTAGCACAAGTTAAGTGATAAAATAAAAGCAGTATTAAGTATTTAATAAAAAATATATGACTCCTAAAGAAGCAATATTAAAAATTCAACAACTCTTTGAAGAGCAGCCTGTTCAAGAAGAAGTTACTAAGGTTGAAATGAGTGAGTACATTCTTGCTGATGGAAACAAAGTAATGATTTCTGCACTTGAAGTAGGTGGTAGTGTAACTGATGCTGAAGGTAATCCTGCAGCAGATGGTAACTATGAACTTGCAGATGGAACAATGATGCAGGTAGCAGGTGGTAAAATTGCTGAACTATCTTCTAAAGAAGAGGAAGCATCTCCCGAAGAAGAAATGAAAAAAGAGGAAGACAAAGAAATGTATGAAACTATTGTTAATGAATTTAAAGAAAAATTTAATTCTTTGAATGCAGAAAATAATAAGTTAAAATCAGAATTGGATTCTGTAAAAGGTAAAATGAAAGAAGGCTTTAGTCAAGTGTTGCAACTTGTTGAAAGTATATCTAAAGTTCCACAATCAGAACCAATACAAAAACCAAACTCATTTAAATTTCAAGATACAAAAGATATCAAACTTGAAAGATTAAATAGATATAGGGAAGCAATTTTAAATCTTAATAATTAATAAACTTTTAAATTAAATAACAATGGCATTTGACGTATCAACATTAGCGAATTATACAGAGCAGAACGCAGACAAACTTGTGGTTGCTTCTATACTTGGTGCAAAGACCGCTGCAATTATTCAAGGCGGTGGTAACGTAATGACAGGCATTAAGAGTGCAGAAACAATTAATGTAATGAGTACTGATGCTGCATTTCTTGCAGGTGGTACTTGTGGTTGGACACCGAGTGGTACTACTGCAGTAACTCAAAGGACTTTGACTATCGGCAAAATTAAATTGCAGGAAGCACTTTGTCCAAAGGCTCTTGAAACTAAATATTTGCAGAAGGCTTTGCCTACAGGTAGTGTATATGATTCAATTCCTTTTGAACAAGAGTTTACTGACACTAAAGCAAAGTTAATTGCAAGGCAACTTGAAGTCGCAATATGGCAAGGTGATACTGCATCGGGTACTGCAAACTTGAATAAGTTTGATGGTTTGATTAAACTAATTGGTGCAGCAGGTGCTTCAGTTGTAAACGCTAACCTTGCTACATTTATCTCAGGTGCACCTATTGCAACTGCAACAGGCATTACACTTACAAACGTAGTATCTATCTTTGATGGTATCTACAGAGCAATACCTGCACAGATTGTATCTGCTGATGACTTGGTTATCTTCTGTGGCATGGATGTGTTTAGAACATATACTATTGCATTGAAGAATGCTAATATGTTTAACTATGCAATAAACACTCCTGCAGATAATGAGTTTGTTTTGCCCGGCACTACAATTAAAGTTATTGCAGTACAAGGCTTGAATGCAACTAACAAGATTTATGCAATGAGGATTTCCAATATGTATATCGGAACTGACTTGCAGAATGAACAAGAGAAGTGGGAAATCTTTTTTGCTAAAGAGGCAGATGAAGTAAGGTTCGCAGTTGAGTTTAAGTATGGTGTTCAGTTTGCATTTCCTGACGAGATTACAAAGTTTGAACTTGTCTAATGATAATAGGGGAAGGTAGAAATATCTTCCCCAATTTTTAAAATTAAAATTATAAGATATGCCATGTGCATTAACACAAGGATACGTTATTGATTGTAAAGATTCATTAGGTGGTATAAGTGAAGTATACTTCATGCCATTTAATGACTTGGCAACAATTACAGCCACCGCAGGAGTTGTAACTGCATTAACAAAAGATACAGGTAAAAGATTTTATAAATATCAACTTGTAAAATCAACTGCAGGATTTACTGAAACAGGTAATGGAAGTATTGAGAATGGTACTTTATTTTATGAACAAGCATTGACTATTGTTTTAAATAAATTGCAAACTAATACAAGGAATGAAATTTTGCTTCTTGCAAAAAATCTTCTTGTCGCAGTTGCTAAAGATAACAATGGTGTTTATTGGATGCTTGGACAAACAAGAGGACTTGATGTAACATCTAATGTTGCTGCATCAGGAACTGCAGAAGGTGATAGGAATGGTTATACTTTGACATTCACAGGTAAAGAAAAAGAGTTAGCAATTGAAGTTAATAGCACAGTTGCACTAGCACTTGAAACACCAGGCGTTTAATTAAATTAAAAATTGGATAATGATGCCTCACTTCGGTGGGGCATTTTTGTTAATATTCAAATGCATTAGTATTTATAATTGTATGATAGTTTTATATAAATATGATGCACAGGAGATATACTTAACGCTAACTGAAAAGCAAGAGTTAAGCAACCCGAATTATTTATTTGTATTTAAAAGTAGGTCAACAAATCAAGAAGTAAAATTTGTGCTATTAAATGTAGATGATATGAGTCTGCATAAAAGCAGGTATAATAAATTTCATATTTCAGTTAATGATTATTTTTTAAATGAGCAGACAGGTGATTATACTTATTCTGTATACGAGCAAACAAGTACAACAAATATAGACCCGAATAATTTACATTTGCTTGAGAATGGATTAATGCAATTAGTGCATGGACAAAATGGTTTCTCCTATTATCAACCGAATGATATATATAAAACAAGACAATGAATTATTACGTTCTAACTTTTGCTGAAGCAAGGCAACCCGAATATAAAGAAAAGAAAACAAAAGGATATATTGAGTATGGTGCAAAGAACGATTATCCAAACTACCTTGTAGAATTATTTGATAAGTCTGCAAAGCATAATGCTATTGTAAAAAATAAAGTAAACTATATATGCGGCAATGGTTGGACAGGTGGTGGAGAAGAATTTGTAAATAAAATTAATCGTGTTGAATCTTTAAATGATTTAACAAGAAAAGTAAGTACAGATATTGAATTGTTTGGTGGTGCGTATCTTGAAGTTATATGGAACGCTAATAATCAAATAGCAGAGATATGGCATATTGATTATACTAAGATTAGAACTAATAAAGATAATACTCAATTTTGGTATAAGGATAATTGGCAAGACAATAAATTAGAACCTAAGGTATACTCATCCTTCAATCCTAATAACCCAACTGATTGTCAAATTTATTATGTAAAAGAATATAGACCGAATATAGGTACATATACTTTGCCTTCATACTTCGGTGCATTAAATTATATTGAATCTGATATAGAGGTAAGTAAGCACGTTCTTGGAAATGCAAAGACAGGATTTAGTGCAAGTAAATTAATTACATTAACTGATGGTGAGGTAAGTGAAGAAGAACAGAGAGTTATATTCAAGCAATTCCAAAAAACATATACAGGAAGTGATGGTGTAAAGTTTATGCTATCCTTTGTTAATGATTCTTCAAGAAAACCAATCATAGATGATTTAGGGCAGAGTGATTTAACGAAAGAAGATTTTAGTAGGGTTGATGAATTAATACAAACTAATATTTTTTCAGGGCATCAAATTACTACACCATCAATTTTTGGTATTGCAGTTGCAGGTAAGTTAGGCAATAGAACAGAGATGAGAGATGGTTATGAAATATTTAAAAATACTTATGTAAATGGTAAGCAAATATTTCTTGAATCCTTATTCAATATGTTTGCAGGATATGCAGGGCAACCACAAGATTTAAAAATTATTCCTACTGAACCTGTTGGTATAGAATTTACTGAAGCAGTATTGCAGCAGATAATGACTAAGGATGAGATGCGTGAGAAGGCAGGGTTGAAGGCACTTGAAGTTAAGGCACAATCAACTAACCAAGATGTGCTTGATGCAATTAATAGTCTTTCTCCGCTTGTTGCAAATAAGGTACTTGACCAAGTTACACCAAACGAGTTGCGTGGTCTTATCGCATTGCCTCCAAAAGAAGGTGGTGAAGAAATACAAACTACACAGGTCACAAATGCTCCTGTACAGATGTCATTGTTTGAAGATGATTATTCTGTTTTCTTTGAGTTTGGAGAAGAGAAAGATGGATACGAAGTTTGGAAGAACAAACAAATATTTGATGAGGTAGATTTATTTGCAGATATAACACAAGTACAAGCAAATGTTCTTGACTTAATCAGTAAAGATAAATTAATCACTACTGATGTTATTGCTAAAACTCTCAAACAAGATAAAGCATTAATAGAAAAGATAATTAATCAACTTGAAGAAAGAGGATTTATTAAATCTGCTGAAAAGAATTACGGCAAAGGCATAGATGAAAATGTAGCAATAGAAAGAAAATTGACTAAACCTTTATCTAAAATTGTAGAAGAAATTAAACCAAAGACACAATCTTTTTTAATTAGATATTCTTATGATTGGAAGAAAGGCTATGGTGATGAAGATATTGATACATCAAGAGATTTTTGCAAATATTTATTAAAGGCAAATAAGTTTTATTCAAGACAAGATATAGAACAAATGAGTGCAAGGCTTGGATATTCTGTATGGGACAGAAGAGGTGGATGGTGGACACAACCAAATGGTAAGCACTCACCTTCATGCAGACATATTTGGAAAGAGAATTTAGTAACCCGAAAGTAACATAACATGAGCCTTAATATACTTTTCATAAGCGTAGATACAATAAAGGACAGAACAGGTCTACATAATAACGTAGATGATAAACTTGTTAAACCCGAAATTAAAACTGCACAAGATATTTATATCTTACCTGCACTTGGAACTGCATTATATGATAGATTGCAAACAGGTATTGACTTAAATAATCTAACTGCAAATGAAATTATATTACTTGATAATTACATTACTGATACTCTTGTAAATTTTGTTCTTGCAGAATTGCCACAAGGCTTGTCATTTCAGTATTACAATAAGGGGTTAGTAAAAAAGACAGGAGACAATTTTGAAAGTCCATCAATGCAAGACATGATTGATGTAGCAAATAAATATAAATCAAGAGCAGAGTATTATAGGCAAAGATTAATTAAATATCTAAAACAGAATTATACTTTGTATCCGCAGTATTTGAATTGGGGAGATGGTGTTGATGCAATAAGACCTGACAACAATGGTTACAAGACATCAGTATTTTTAATGAATGGCAGTTGCTGCACAGATTATACATTAAAAGATAAGTATCAAGCAAATACAAATAGTTGTTGCAATGAGTAAGAAAGCAAATTTAAAGAATCAAGAAAAGTTAAAATTATACTTGAATAAAAATGGGGTTGTCATTAAATCAAATAGTACAGAGGATATCAAACTACGGAGCAGAACACGCAATGATAAACCACGTACACTTCGGTGAGATGTATAATTGGTTGTCAAGTGAAGAAGCAATTTATCCTTCAATGTTTTTTAATGTAGAAAGAGCAAGTATTCTTGAGCGACAAACTAAATACATATTTAGTATTTATTTTTTAGATAGACAATTGCAAGAAACAGATGGTCTTGAAGAGATGAGTGATATGGCTTTAATTGCACAAGATATAATTGCGTTATTTAGAAATAATAATAATGAATGGATTATAGATAATGTAATACCAATGAACTTTGTAGTTGAAGGTGAGCCCGATTATCTTGCAGGTGTTGCACTTGAAGTAGGGTTAACAATATCCAATATTAACAATAGGTGTGAAGTGCCAATACAATAAACATGGAATCAAAAAAGATTAATCAATTATCTACTGAAGTTGCACCTGTTCCAAGTGACTTAACTGTAATTGGAGACCCACTAACAGGGGAGTTAAAAAAAATTACATGGTTACAAGTAGCAGGATTAATTGGTACAGGAGCATCATTAAACTTAAATGATGTAACTACAAATGGTAACACTACTGCTAACACAATTACAATTGGTGGTTTATCAATCACAGGGTTGAATGGTGTATTAAAGGCAACAAGCGGAGTAGTAGGTACATATGCTTATGGTGGAGCAAATGGTGTTGCAACATTAGATGCTGCAGGAAAAGTTCCTGTATCACAATTGCCTTCTTCAATCATGGAGTATAAAGGTACTTGGAATGCAACTACCAATACACCTACACTTGCAAATGGAGTTGGTGATAATGGTGATGTATATAGGGTTTCAGTAGGTGGTACAATTAATTTAGGTAGTGGTTCTATTACATTTGATGTAGGTGATTATGTAATTTATAATGGAACAATATGGGAAAAGTCAGATACAACAGATGCAGTAGGTAGTGTCTTCGGTAGAACAGGAAATGTAGTTGCACAGGAAGGTGATTATACATTAACTCAAATGGGTGATGTTACAATTACAACTCCTGCTACAAATAATTATCTTACATATAATGGAACGAGTTGGGTTAATGCTGCATTTCCAAGTTTACTTTCTTCAGATAAATTGCTTGTACCTGTTAGAAATAATAGTGGTGCAACTATAGCAAAAGGTACAGTTGTTTATATTAATGGAGCAGTTGGAAACAAAGCAACCATAGCAAAAGCACAAGCAAATAGTGATGCAACATCTGCTCAAACACTTGGATTAATACAAGATGATATAATAAATAATGCAGAAGGTTTTGTAGTTGCTATTGGAGAATGTTTTAATCTTGATACATCAGCATTCACAGAAGGAACACAATTATACTTATCACCGACAACTGCAGGTACATACACAAGTACAAAACAATATGCTCCTAATCATTTAGTTTATATTGGTGTAGTTATTCGTTCACACGTTTCTCTTGGTGTTATATATGTTAAGGCACAAAATGGTTATGAATTAGATGAGATACATGATGTATCAATCACTACACCAACAAATAATCAAAGTATATTTTGGGAGGCATCAACATCTTTATGGAAAAATAAATCTATTGCAACTGCATTAGGATTTACTCCAATTAGTTTAACATCATTATCTGCTACAACACCACTTCAATACAACAATACAACAGGTGTATTTTCTATATTGCAATCTTCAACTACACAGAGTGGCTTCTTGAGCAATACAGATTGGAATACATTCAATGGAAAATTGACATCTCCAATGTCTGCAATTGGTGATTTAATTTATGGAGGAGCATCGGGAGTAGCAACAAGATTAGCAGGAAATATTACAACTACAAAACAATTTCTTTCACAAACAGGAGGTGGTGCAGCATCTGCTGCTCCTGTATGGAGTGCAGTTGTTAAAGCAGATGTTGGTCTTGCAAACGTAGAAAATACTGCATTGTCTACTTGGGCAGGTAGCACAAACATCACAACACTTGGAACTATCACAAGCGGTACTTGGAGTGCTACAACCATTGCAATTGCAAGAGGTGGAACAGGATTAACTGCATTAGGTACAGGATTACAATTGTTAAGAGTTAATGCAGGTGCAACTGCATTAGAATATTTTTCTCCAACTTATATTTCATTAACTGCATTGAGTGCTACATCACCTTTGTTGTATAACAATACAAGTGGTGCATTCAGCATTCAACAAGCGAATACATCACAGAGTGGATTTTTAAGTAATACAGATTGGAATACATTCAATGGTAAGCAATCTGCTATAACACTTACTACAACAGGCTCAAGTGGTGCATCAACATTTGTAACAAATACTTTAAACATACCAACATATACTCTTGCAGGTTTAGGTGGACAACCACTTAATAGTAACTTGACAAGTCTTGCTGCATTAACTTTTGTATCTTCTTCTTTAGTAAGAATGACTGCAGCAAATACATTTGCACTTGATACCAATACTTATTTAACTGCAAATCAAACAATAACACTAAGTGGTAATGTAACAGGTAGTGGTACAACTGCAATAACAACTACAATAGCAAACAATGTTGTAACAAATGCAATGTTATCACAGGTTGCAACTGCAACATTTCATGGAAGAGTAACTGCAGGTACAGGAAATATTGAAACACTAACTGCAACACAAGCAACATCTTTGCTCAATGTATTTACAACTACATTGAAAGGACTTGCTCCTGCAAGTGGTGGTGGTACAACAACTTTTTTAAGAGCAGATGGAACATGGGCAGCACCAACAGGTACAGGATTTACAAATCCAATGACTACACTTGGTGATACTTTGTATGCTGATACAGGTGGAACTGCACTTCGTTTGGCAGGTAACATTACAACTGCAAAACAATATTTAAGTCAAACAGGTAATGGTACTGCATCTGCTGCTCCATCATGGGCAACAATTGCAGGAGCAGATATAACAGGTGCAGCACTCACAGAAACAGATGATACAAATGTAACAATGACTTTAGGTGGTACACCTGCAACTGCATTGTTACGTTCTGTTTCAATGACACTTGGATGGGCAGGACAACTTGCAGTTGGTAGAGGTGGAAGTGGAGCAAGTACATTAACAGGTATTCTTGTAGGCAATGGTACATCAGCGTTTACAGGTGTTGCAGGTACTGCATCACAATTATTAAGAAGGAATGCAGGTAATACTGCATACGAATTTTTTAGTGGTGGTAACTTAACAAAAACAGATGATACGAATGTTACATTAACTCTTGGTGGAACACCTACTGCATCTTTAATTAATGCAGTATCATTAACACTTGGTTGGACAGGTCAATTAGGTGTTGGCAGAGGGGGTAGTGGTGCATCAACTTTGACAGGTGTATTAATTGGAAATGGTACTTCAGCATTCACAGGAGTAGCAGGAACTGCTTCTCAAATGTTGAGAAGAAATGCAGCAAATACTGCTTACGAATTTTTTACTTTCAATGGAGTAACAGGTGGGACAGGAACGACAAATTATGTTACCAAATGGACAACAGGTGGAACAACAATAGGTGATTCAATTATACAAGACAATGGAACGAATGTTGGTATTGGGATTAATCCTTCACATAAATTAGATGTTGCAGGTAACATTGGATTAAGTGGTACAATTTATGCAGGGAAAAGTGGAGACTTTAATTTGCTATACGATTGGCAAGGGAATGTTGGAATAATGATTGGTAATAATACTACTGCTTATAATATGTATAGTAATGCTCAACATTTTTTTACTAATAAGGCAGGTTCTGTAAATTATATGAATGTTGATTCAAGCGGAACAAGAGTTTATGGTAAGGTTGTCGCAGGTACAGATAGTTCTCCAAATGGTTCAATAATTTTACAAGATAGTTATTCTAATGGTAATCTTACAAGTATTGGAACTAACTTTTCAAGTGGTGCTCCTGTAATTGGATTTGGGGTTACTCCATCAACTTCAGCAGCAGACACTTTTGTTTCATCAACAGGATTAACTGATTATCCAAGAGGTGCTCTTGTAGTAAGTAATACTTTAAAATATTTTATTGGTGCTCCACAAACTGTAACCATCGGTTCGGCTATTGCACAATTAAGATTGTTTGAAATAAAAAACAATGGACAAATGCAATTACCATTCTATACAAGTAGTGGTTCATATAGTGGAACTGCTGCAGGTTATCTTGCATTTGATTCTTCGGGAAATATCATAACCACAACAGGTACAGGTGGAGGTGGAGGTGGATTTACTTATGGATTTACAAATGTAACAAGCACTTATACTGAAACTGCAACAAGTGGTTACAAGATTATATTGGCAAATACAACAAGTGGAGGATTCAATATTAATCTTCCAACTGCAGTTGGTAATACTGCATTGATAGTAATTAAAAAAATAAGTGGAGTATCTTCATTAACGATTGATGGTAATGGAACAGAAACGATTGATGGAAGTTTAAGTATTTCTATATCCGTAGAGAATACATCAATATCTTTAATTTCAAATAACGCTAATTGGTTAATTATATAATATGGCATACTACCCGAATAACCCGAATGGACAACAGACAATGGCAAATAGTGCTCCTGTTGTTATTGCATCCAATCAAAGTACATTACCTGTTGATATAATATATCCATCTAATGGGTGGAGGCAATTCAATGCAACTACAACACAAACAGGTGCAACAATATGGACACCTGCAACAGGTGCAAAGATTGGTATATATTATCTTGCAATATCAACATACGCTACAACTGCAGCAAGAGTTATACTTTGGTTCGGTGCAACTGCAGACACTACATATACTGCAGGTACAGACCAACTTGTATTTGCAGGAAGTTTCGCCCCAACGACAACATCAAAACCGGGAGCAATCATACAACCATCAATCCCCATACAGGCATTGACTGCAGATTTTTCTTTGAAGGTTACAACAGATGCTGCAATATCAATTGATATAACTGCTTATGGATATGAATCGGGAGGTGTATTCTAATGGCTACAAGATTATATTTTCATAATGCGACAAGTACATTGGCAGGTACATTCCCATCTACAGAGCAAAGTACTGCAACTGCAAACGTAACTGCGACAGGTGCAATTACAATGAGGGTGATGAATACGTTAATTGGAACAGGACAAACTTCAGTTAACATAACTACATCTGCAAGTACAAATATTCGTAGTAATTTTTTAAGAACATTTTGTAGTCCTCCATTGCAAGGAACACAAGTCGTTGGTGGTGGTAATATTATTTTGAATACTGCAGACCAAGAGAGTAATACATCTGCTAACTTTTGGGTAAATGCATTAAACATATATGTATGGAGACCGAGCACAGGAGTTCGTGTAGGCACAATAAGAGATGCAGGTGGTACATCATTAGGAGGTAGTGAACCTACTGCAGCAAATAGTATGCAGGTAACTCATATTACAGGCATCACAACAAGTGCAGTTACTGCACAAAATGGTGATGTGATTATTGCAGAGATATGGACAAGGACAACACAATCAAATGCGACTGCATACACTTGTATCTTTCAATATGATGGTACTACCGTGAACACCACAGAGAATGCGGTCGTCACGAATCATGCATCATTTGTAGAGTTAACTGAAAATTTAGTTTTCGGAACAGGAGCAG